TGCAAAAGGGAATCATGTGCTGGGTTCGTGCTGTGGCTCAACCAACTACATTCTGAGTAGCTACCTCAGAACAAATAATTCGGGGTTGCAGGAGTATGTTAGGGCGCAGTGTGGGTGAGGTAACTAATTGTAAGTTGAATATTAATAATCGAGAGCAGAAGATACTTTCATAAATACTTCAATAACGGCTAATAAATGCATTATATGAAAGTATTAATTCAGTGAGATTAGATATATAGTTAAGAACTGCTTCTATGGTTTCTGACACAATTTAGGGGAATTGATAAAAATTTGATGGCATATAGAATAATAGAGGTGACAACTACTACTATGATAGTGATAAATGCTAATAAAATACCCTGAATAGTTTTTATTTGGTTTATTCTCGTGAATGTAAAAGTTTATTAAGAACTAAATGTGAAACACAGTGCCTTAAATTAACTGGACTTTTTTGACTGGTAGTTATGGTTGGATGTAGAATCCGCCCCTATAAATCATAACCGCGGCTGGATGATTAATGGGAAAGCAGAAACAAAAAAGCAATGGAAGATTTCAGAGTAAGGTCACTTGGGCACAAGCTGTTCGTGATATTTTGGTAAAGGCTATGACAACAGGTCAATTAGTGCCGATATCAATTTTTGTCATAATATTGTTAACAGTTTATCGTATACCTGAAGCCGATCTATCTCTTCATATCAATAAAATTTTGGATGGGTTCATAGATCATTCTTTGGTTGGCTGGGGATTTTTTGTCGTAGCCATCATATTTTGGGTTGGTCATGCGGCAATGATGCGTCGTATGTTTAGTGCAGAAGTTGGTAGGATTGGTAAGGAAAAAACCCTTCATCAACAGGCACGTACTAGTCAACCACTGGGAACTAGTGACAAATAACAAATATTAAGGGGTAACTATGCTAACAGTGCTGTTTTATGTACTGTTGGGGCTTGCAACAGTACACTATATTTACGAGAGAATATTATTACCGTCTGTAAGACTGTATTACAGGAATCAGTTATTCTCTTTGCGTGATAGTATTAGGAACGAAATAATCAGTGATAAGTCAAAACTGGATACGACAGCGGCAAATTTGATTCATGAGGCGCTAAATAATGCAATTAATAGATTACATCTCCTGACCTTACCTAATCGCGTAAGGGCACGCAAAAGATTAGCCGCTAATCCGGAGATTGAAGCACGGATAAGAAAAGAGATTGAGCTTTTCAAAAAATGCAATAATCATCAGGTTATAGACACTATAAGAAAATCTGCTGATATACTGCAAAAAGTACTATTGTTTAATAGTCTTATGATGATTATGTACTTGTCGCCTTTTTTCTTGTTTTTTGCTATCTCATCCTTGATGGTTCGTGCGGCAAAAAATTTAATGAAGCAACTCAAGGATGACACTTACCTTGAGGAGGCGGTTATGCTTCTACCAGATCGCCAAGTTTCAAAAGTTGTGTTTACAGAAACACAATCACTCACTGCTTAGTAATTAATCTTCAAAAAAATTTATTCTAAAATAAATTTATCTCTATAGCCTCTGAATTATCGGGGGCTTTTTTTATTTCTTTACCCATTCCCTGAGTGGTTAAAGGAATACAGATAACTCATGCTGCCACTTCGTTCTCACCGCGTACCCAACGCATACGGACTGGTGGCATTTTTATTTGCGACTGTAGAGATATGGCTAGGGTTAATGTATGTGCTGGACAAAAGCCATAAACTCATTTCCTTTCAATATGTTGCTTGTGCGCAAGGGGCTGGACAAAACGACTTAACCATCTGTTTTTACATAACTCTTTTGTGCGCACCTCTTCAGGTGTATCGATACCGATATCCCTTTGCGCCGGGTTATCGCCGTCTGTCGGTATTAGCTATGACATGTCTCCTTTTCATCGAGCGTACTGACCGAATCAAAAATAACCCATGCCCCTGAGAATAACAGGTCATTATCAGCAACATCCGCTGTAGGCAGACGAAGTGATGTGACAGCCGGAGAGACGGCTTACATTGCCATCATGATTCACAGAGTAGTGATAGCTATGTAGTTAAATGACCAAAGTCCGATTATCGGATATTGGATTAACACAATGAGGGGTAGACATGTCACAAAGCGCAGGTACACACGCCATCACCGTTGCCATCAAATACGACACTGAAGCATTAAGCCAACTTGAATCACAGCTGGAACATATCGTTGAGTTATTAGATCGCATTCATGGTCGGCGTTATGACGAGGATATGACACTGGCAGTAGATAAAGGTGTTGTTGCCGAGGGCTTCAAACTATTTGATGGAGAAAAGAAACTCAGAGTAGCCATTCCTCCACTGAGAGAGACAATATATGGTCCTGTACAGACCGCTGAAATAATCAACGATGATCACATCCGTCAGATAGTCCGTGAAGAATTACGTCAGTTTGTTGCGCGTGAGAGTGAGCGCGGCGGATTGTTCTCTAAGTGGTGATGCCATGCCACCCCGCATCCCCCGAGCTTGCCGTAAGCAGGGTTGCCCCAAGACCACGACTGACCGCAGCGGCTACTGTCCTGACCATCTGCATACCGGCTGGCAGGCTCACCAACAGGGCAAGAGCCGACATGCCCGCGGTTATGGCAGCTCATGGGACAAACTCAGGGCCACTATCAAGCAACGGGATAAACACCTGTGTCAGCAATGCTTACGACAAGGGCGAGCCACGACAGGTACAACGGTAGACCATATTACACCCAAGGCGCATGGCGGCACGGATGCGTTATCAAATTTGCAATTGTTATGTGAAGCCTGCCATAGCCGTAAGACAGCAACCGAACGACTGAGATAATGATTCATTGAGGTCATAGTATGCTCATGAGTCAATCTATCCGATGGCATCATCACAGCTAAACACTCCCGTGATGATTTAATTTTTAACTGAAACCATTACCGCTGTCATGGTCACATTAGGGGAGGGGGAGGTGAGATCGCTACCCCTCTCGTGCCCTGAGGACCGCCGCCTAAGGGCTTTTTTTATGCCCGCGAAAAATGAAATTTAAATCGGTGGTTTATAAGGATTATTTTCTCTGTTTTTTCACTTCAGGAGGTTCTGAGTATGGCTGGAACGGCGGGCAGATCAGGTCGTCGCCCGAAGCCGACGGCACGAAAAGAACTGGCCGGCAATCCGGGTAAGCGCAAACTGAACCGGGATGAACCGGCGTTTACTCCGTTGACAGGCGTATCACCGCCTGATTGGTTTGTTGAGCACGAGATGCCGTTGGCGGTAGTGATGTGGGAGTTGACCAGCAAAGAACTGTGTGCGCAAGGATTACTGTGCGTAACCGATTTGACAGTGTTGGAACGCTGGTGTGTCGCCTACCAGTTCTGGCGGCAGGCAGTGATCAATATTGCCCGGCAGGGAAACACGGTCACAGGGGCAACAGGCGGCCCCATCAAAAACCCTGAGCTGACCGCCAAAAAGGAGCAGCAGTCTGAAATGGATACAACCGGTTCCATGCTGGGATTAGATCCGAGTAGTCGTCAGCGTCTGATTGGGGCCGCCGGACAGGCTAAAACGGACAATCCGTTTATGAGGATAATTTCATCATGAGCCGCAAATCTTACCTGAATGTTAATGCCGCGAACCAGTACGCCCGGGATGTAGTCCGGGGCAAGATTGAGGCGGGTCGTTATGTTAAAGAGGCCTGTCAGCGCCATCTGGATGATTTAAGTCAGGAAAAGGTTAAGGCCTTTAAGTACCGGTTCGATAAGGATTTAGCGGAGCAGGCGGCGAAGTTTATTCAGTTATTGCCCCACACAAAAGGGGAATGGGCATTTAAGCGGATGCCCATCACGCTGGAGTCGTGGCAATTGTTTATTGTCTGCTCGGCGTTTGGCTGGGTGCATAAGGGCAGCCGGTTACGCCGCTTTCGGGAAGTGTATACCGAAATTCCCCGTAAAAATGGTAAATCCGCCATTTCAGCCGGCGTCGCCCTCTATTGCTTCACCTGTGATGACGAATTCGGCGCGGAAGTCTATTCCGGTGCGACGACGGAGAAACAGGCGTGGGAAGTATTCCGGCCTGCCCGACTCATGTGTAAACGCACACCGATGCTGACGGAAGCATTCGGTATTGAAGTGAATGCCTCCAACCTGAACCGTCCGGTAGACGGGGCACGACTGGAACCCCTGATTGGCAATCCCGGTGACGGGCAGTCTCCCAGTTGTGCGATTGTGGATGAATACCATGAACATGATACCGACGACCTCTACACCACCATGCTTACCGGGATGGGGGCGCGGCGACAGCCGCTGATGTGGGCGATCACCACCGCAGGTTACAACATTGAAGGCCCGTGTTATGACAAGCGGCGCGAGGTGATTGAAATGCTGTCCGGCAATGTGCCCAATGATGAGCTGTTCGGCGTGATCTACACCGTGGATGAAGGGGATGACTGGACCTCCCCGGACGTGTTACGTAAGGCCAACCCCAATATGGGCGTGTCAGTCTATGCGGATTTCCTGCTGAGCCAGCAACAGCGTGCGATGAATAATCCCCGGCTTGCCAGTGTCTTTAAGACGAAGCACCTCAATATCTGGGTTTCTGCCCGAGAAGCGTATTTCAATATGGTGAGCTGGAAGCAGTGCGAAGATACCACGTTGACATTGGAACAATTTGAGGGTCAACCCTGTTTTCTGGCCTTTGACCTCGCCCGCAAGCTGGATATGAACAGCATGGCGCGATTGTTTGTCCGTGACATCGACGGCAAGCGGCATTTTTACAGTATTGCCCCGCGTTTCTGGGTGCCGTATGACACGGTGTACAGTGTGGAGCAGAACGAGAACCGCCGCACCGCTGAACGCTTTCAAAAGTGGGTAGGAATGGATCTGCTGACTGTCACCGAAGGGGCGGAGGTGGATTACCGCTATATACTGGAAGAAGCGAAAGCCGCCTGTCACCTGAACCCCGTCAGTGAAGCGCCGATTGACCCTTTCGGCGCGACGGGGCTGTCCCATGCACTGGCCGATGAAGGGATTAACCCGATCATTATTACCCAGAACTTTACCCAAATGAGTGACCCGATGAAGGAGCTGGAAGCCGCTATCCAGTCCGGGCGTTTTCACCACGATGGTAACCCGATTATGTCGTGGTGTATCGGTAACGTGGTGGGAAAAACGATGGGCGGAAATGATGACATCGTGCGCCCCATTAAGGAACAAAAGGACGGCAAAATCGATGGGGCGGTCGCGCTGATTATGGCGATGGGGCGGGCTATTTTACATGATGAACCTGATTTTCTGTCTAACCTCGACCCGGACGATCTCTTAATGCTATGAAAAATTTACTGATAGATATCACTGCCCTGACCGGCGTTGGGGCGGTGCTGACCGGCTGTTACCTGAAATACGGATTAGCGAATACCCTGATTATCGGCGGTAGTCTGTTGATCGGCTACGCGCTGGCGGTTGTCCGCAGGAGGCCCCATGCTACTTGATGCGCTGTTTCGCAGTGAACCGCTGGAAAATCCCCATACCCCGTTGACTGTGGAGTCAGCAGAGCATGATGGTCTGTTCCGCGCCGATGTCTATGTCAGCCCGGAAACCTCCATGAAACTGGCGGCAGTCTATGCCTGTATTTATGTGCTGGCCTCCTCGGTAGCCCAGATGCCGGTGCATGTGATGCGCAAGACCGGTAAATCGGTTGAGATGGCGCGGGAGCACCCGGTGTTTTATCTCCTCCATGACGAGCCGAACGACTGGCAGACCAGCTATAAATGGCGTGAGCTGAAACAGCGCCATATCCTCGGTTGGGGCAATGGCTATACGTGGGTCAAACGTAACCGGAAGGGCGAAGTGACTACGATGGAAGCCTGTATGCCGTGGCAAACCACGCTGTTAAAGACCGGTGGACGCTACACCTACGGGGTCTATAACGAAGAGGGCAATTTTGCCATCAGTCCCGACGACATGATCCACATCCGGGCATTGGGGAATAACCAGAAAATGGGCTTAAGCCCCATCCTGCAACATGCGGAAACCATCGGCATGGGCATGAGCGGGCAGAAGTACACCAGTGCGTTCTTTGGCGGTAATGCCCGCCCAGCCGGGATTGTCTCCGTAAAAGGGGAAATCAATGATAAGGGCTGGGAACGACTTAAACTGATGTGGCGTAAAGCAGCGGCGGCCCTGCGCAGTGAAGAAAACAAGACCATGCTGCTGCCGGCAGAGCTGGATTACAAAGCCCTGACCGTTTCGCCGGTGGATGCCCAGCTGATTGACATGATGAAGCTCAACCGCTCCATGATTGCCGGGCTGTTCAATGTACCGGCCCACATGATTAACGACCTTGAAAAAGCCACGTTTTCCAATATCAGCAATCAGGCCATTCAGTTTGTCCGCCACACTGTGATGCCGTGGGTGGTGAACTGGGAGCAGGAGCTGAACCGCCGGTTATTTACCCGGCAGGAGCGGATGGCCGGTTTTTATGTCCGCTTTAATCTGGCGGGATTATTGCGTGGCACCCCGCAGGAGCGCGCCCAGTTCTACCATTTTGCTATCACTGATGGCTGGATGAGTCGCAACGAAGCGCGGGCCTTTGAAGATATGAACCCGGTTGACGGGCTGGATGACATGCTGGTCAGCGTCAATGCCGCCAATCCCATTATTAACTCTCAACCGCCTGAACAGGAGGATCAAACCGATGCGTGACCGAGAAATGCGCTGTTACCCCGGTGAAGTGCGCACGGAAACCCCGGAGAACCAGCCGACCCGCATTGTCGGTTACGGCTCGGTGTTTAACAGTCGCTCTGAGCCGCTTTGGGGCTTTCGCGAAATTATCAAACCCGGGGCCTTTGATGAGGTGCTCAACGATGATGTGCGTGGGCTGTTTAACCATGACCCCAATTTTATTTTAGGCCGCAGTACGGCGGGCACTCTCACGTTGACCGTGGATGAACGCGGCCTGCAATACAGCATTCAGGCCCCCGATAATCAGACCATCCGGGATCTGGTGCTGGCTCCCTTACAGCGGGGCGATATTAGCCAGTCGTCCTTTGCTTTCCGGGTCGCCCGGGACGGTGAACACTGGTACGAAGACGACGAAGGGATTGTTATCCGGGAAATTCACCGTTTCTCCCGGCTCTACGATGTCAGTCCCGTGACTTATCCGGCGTATCAGGAGGCGGATTCCGCTGTACGCTCTTTGAATCAATGGAAAGAAGCCCGTGACAGTGGCGCTTTCCGGCAGGCTATCAACCAAAAACAGGCGCGTGAGCGCATGCTGACTTTACTGAATATTTAGGACGGGATCATGAAATTGCATGAACTGAAACAACGCCGTAACACGATTGCGGCTCAAATGCGCACCCTGCATGACACCATCGGCGAGACCGCATGGACTGATGAGCAGCGCACCGAATGGAACAAGGCGAAAACCGAGCTGGACGGCATTGATGCGCACATTCAGCGCGAGGAATCCTTGCGCAGTCTGGACCAACAACTGGTGGACAACACCGAACCCGAGCAGCGTCAGCAGCCCGAAACCGAGCAGCAAGAGCGCCGGGCGGCGGCCTTTGATAAGTTCCTGCGCCACGGGCTGGGGGAAATGACGACGGAAGAGCGTCAGGCGCTGCGTGAGTTGCGGGCTCAGGGGACGACCCCGGACGAGAAAGGCGGCTACACCGTGCCAACTCAGATGTTAAACAAAGTGGTGGAGTCCATGAAAGCCTATGGCGGGATTGCCAGTGTGGCGCAAATTCTCAGCACCTCCACCGGACAGACGATTGAGTGGGCGACTGCTGACGGCACCGCAGAAGAAGGCGAGCTGCTGGGTGAAAACACCGCCGCCAAAGAAGAAGACACCGAGTTCGGCACCGCGTCCCTCGGGGCGAAAAAGCTGTCCTCTAAAATTATCCGGGTCTCCAACGAGCTGTTGCAGGACTCCGGGATTGATATGGAAGCCTATCTGGCGAAACGGATTGCGGAGCGTATCGGTCGCGGTGAGGCCAAGTATCTGGTGAGGGGCACCGGCACGGGCAGTCCCCAGCAACCCAAAGGACTGGCAGCCTCGGTCACAGGCATGGTGGAAGCAGCCGCCAAATTCAGCTGGAAAGACATGAACGCCCTGAAACACGCGATTGACCCGGCCTACCGTAATGCGGGTACCTTCCGCTGGGCCTTCAATGACAGCACGCTGAAAATCATCACTGAAATGGAAGACGGTCAGAACCGCCCGCTGTGGTTGCCGGAAATTGCTGGTGTCGTCCCTTCGACGATATTAGGGGTGCCGTATGTTATCGATCAGGCGATTGCCGATATGGGACCGGGCAGTAAGTTTATCTACTGCGGTGACTTCAATCGCTTTATCGTGCGTCGCGTGGCCTATATGACCCTGAAGCGACTGGTAGAGCGCTATGCCGATTATGATCAGACCGCGTTCCTTGCCTTCCACCGCTTTGACTGCATTCTGGAAGATACCGCCGCGATTAAGGCACTGGTGAGCAAGGGTAACGCGCCGGCGGCTTAATCGGTCAGGCAAACCATCCGCCGCCTTGTGCGGTTTTTTTATGCCTGCGATCCGGTGCGGTCGCGGGCTGACAGGAGGTGCTGTGTCTTTTCCCTCACTGACTCTCCTCCGGCAGCAATGCCGTCTTGAGGAGGATAACACCGCCGAAGATGATCTACTGAAAACCTATTCCCGTGCTGCTATTAACCGAGTGGAAAGCTACCTGAACCGCCGACTGTATGAAGACCGTATCCCTACTGATGACCCGGACGGGCTGTTGGTCACCGAAGACGTGACACTGGCGATCATGCTGACCGTCGGCTACTGGTACGAAAACCGCGAGGCGCAAGCCTTACCCACCGGCTTTAAGGCTTTATTGGAGCCGTACCGTTTTATTCCGCTATAGGAGCACACCATGAGAGCAGGCGCACTGCGACACCGCATCAGACTGTTCCGCCCGGTCATTGAGCGGGATGCACTGGGGGCCGAAACTATCATTCCCCACTATGTGACCACGGTCTGGGCGAAAGCCAAAGCCTTGTCGAACCGCAAAACCCGCACCGCTGACCAACAGCAGGTGATTGAAATACAGGAATTCACCGTCAGACCGCGCAAGGATATTGATATCGACTGGCTGATTGAGCATCAGGGACGGCGGTTTACCGTGCGTGCGGTCGATAACAACCGGCCTGACCGTACGATTATCAGCACTGAAGCCGAGGTTCGCCATGATCGAGCTTGATATTCACGCCGATTTAGAACGCCTCACCCAATTACCGGTTTATCCGCTGCTCTTGCCGTCCTCGGTTTCAGAGGGGGTGACCTACCAGCGCATCAGCGATCCGGCCTTTGATACCGGATTAGCTCCGGCACAATTGATTGAGGGGCGTTTTCAAATCAGCATCATCACCCAAAATTACACGCAAGCCCTGCAATTGGAGGTCACGCTACGTACGGCATGGGAAGCGATACAACATGGCGTTATCGGTCGTACTCCGGTGCAATCAGTCACCCGCGGGGCACTGTTGCAGGAGATGGCGGAAGAAACCAATAACCGCAAGCGCTACCGTATTACCCGTGACTTTATCATTGCTTATACGGAGGCTGACCGATGATTAAGGCTAACGTATCCGGTCTGGCGGAATTAGGGCGCAAATTGCAGGAATTAGACGTTGCCCTCCAGACAAAGATTCTGCGTCAGGCGGGTAAAGCCGCGATGGAAATTGTGCAGGAAGATATGCAGGCTCACGCCGGGTATGACCCGAAGAGTCAAGGGCCGCACCTGCGGGACAATATCAAAATGCGTTCCACTAAATCCACGAAATACCCGGGCGGGGTGATGATCACCGTTGGCCCCACCAAAGCACATCGGATGAAAGCCTTAGCGCAGGAAATGGGCACGATTAAGCAGGTTCCCAGCCCCTTTATTCGTCCGGCCTTAGATTACAACAAAACCGCCGTGATGAAGGTGCTTGCGCAGGAAATCCGCGCGGCCTTATCCGGTTACAGTAAATAACCCTGATTGGAGTGAATCATGGCAGAGAGAAAATCCTCACCTGAGTATGCCGTGCTGCCTAAAGGCGCAATAGTGAAGTTTGGTAAGCCCGGTGACAGCGTCGCTCAGATGAAGCCGCTGGAAAACTGTAAAACACTGGGCGCAACCGGACTCACCGGTAGCTTTATTGACTGCACCACCCTGATGGATACCAATAAGCAGTTTATTTCCGATATGCCGGAAGGGCCGGAGAAGTCACTGGGCTTTATTGATAATCCCGAAGATGCGGATTTTGCGGCCTTTCTGAATGCGGCCCAGAATCATGAGACCGTGCAGCTTTACATTGCTCTGCCGAACAAGCGCACCGCGACGATGGTGTTAGCCCTGTCCGGCTGGGAGATGAACGACATTAACGCCCCGGCCAGTGAAGTCATTCAAATTACCGTTAAGGGCAAACAGAATAACCTCGTATGGGGTACCACCAAAACAGGAGTGACACCATGAAAGCCCTGAAAGCTGCATTACTGACCCCGCGCCCGCACATCAAAGCGGTCGAACTCTTTAGTACCCAAGTGAATCTGCGCCGGATGACGTCGGCTGAGTTACTGACGCTGGAAGAACAGGCGGAAAAACTGAGTCAAGCCGGGGACGGGCGCGAGGCTTCTCGCCTCAATATTCAGATGTTGCTCGATTGTCTGGTTGACGATAAAGGACAGGCGATTGCCGCCAGTGAGTTACCCAGTGCTGAGGAACTGATGGCGGTGCATGATAACGCCACGATCATTGAAGCCATCCAGATAGTGAAACGCCATGCTATCGGGACACTGGAGGAGGCCGAAAAAAACTAATCCATTCGCCGACGCTGCACTTTGCCTTTACCTTAGCAGAACAGCTCGGCGAAATAGACCCCTATCGCATCCTGTCGCTACCGGCCTCCACACTTAATGAGTGGCAGGCTTATTACCGACTGAAAAACCGCACACATTCCGACACGCCGCCGCCTGCCCCTGTTTCCACCTCTTCTAATACGGTGCAGGCGCAGTGCGAGGATGTCATGAGATTATTAGGTTAACGTATGGCGAATTTATCTAACCTGACGGTCGGCTTACTGGTTAATGCCACCTCATTTAAATCCCAAATTGCCGATGCGTACCGGTATGCCGGGCGGGAATCAGAACGCTTTGCTGATAAAGCCGCCAGTGACGGGAAAAAGGTCACCAAGACCTACAGTTCGTTAGCGAACCAGATCAAATCCGTGTCCGGGCAGCTAGCGTTACTGGCGGGCACCGGGTTCTCGCTGGGCACCATTATTTCCCACACGCGCAAATACGGGCAGGCATTGTCTGATCTGTCTGCCATTACCGGCGCGACCGGCGCACAGCTTAAAAAACTGGACGAAGACGCTCAGCGACTGGGAAGAACAACAGAATTCGGGGCCACCGGTGTTGCGCAGGCCCTGAAACTGATGGCCTCGGCGAAACCGGAGTTACTGAAGAATACGCAGGCACTGACACAGGCGACAGAGAAAGCCATTACGCTAGCACAAGCCTCCGGCATTGAATTACCGGAAGCGACCAAAGCCTTAGCACTGTCCCTGAATCAGTTCGGTGCGTCAGCGGCACAGGCCGATCGCTATATCAACGTACTGGCCGCTGGGGCAAAGTACGGCGCGTCCGAAATCAATGAAACCGCTTTAGCCATCAAAAACGGCGGCACAATGGCCTCACAAGCGGGGATGTCGTTTGAAGAACTCAATGCCGCGATTCAGGTGTTAGCCAAAGGGGGTATCAAAGGCGCGGAAGCGGGTGTGGCTATCCGTAACGTGGTGCTGGCGCTGGAGAAATCCACCGATAAAAACCTGAAACCCTCGGTGGTGGGCTTAAGTGCCGCGCTGGAGTACCTGAAAAACAAACAGCTATCGACGGCGCAGGCGGCGAAATTGTTCGGGCGGGCTAACCTCAGTGCCGCCTCACAGTTAGTCACCGGACGGCGTGAGCTGGATGAACTCAAACAGTCGCTGACCGGGACACAGGTGGCCTATGATCAGGCCGGAGAACGGGCCAATAACCTGAGCGCCGATCTGGATGTACTGGGAAAAGCCTTTGAGGGACTGGCGATTAAAGTCGGCAGTAGTGCTGACGGGCCGTTGCGTACCGGCGTGCAGAATGTAACCGGTGTCGTCAACAGTCTGTCTGAGAACTTCAATACGCTCGCCCGGGTTGCCTTGCATACCCTTATCCCGGTGATGGCCATAAAAATGACCGCGGGATTGCGGGAGAATGTCAGTGCATGGCGGGCGACGGAAAAGGCCGCCCGTGATACCGCCCGGCAGCAGGCTGATACTGCCCAGAAAACACTGGATTCTGCCCGGGCGATGCGTGAACAGGCCGGCCAGCAAAACCAATGGTTAGCGACACAGACACTCGTCAACAAACAGCATGGTATTTTCGTTAATTACCAGAAGGAATACGCCGCTAATTTTCGCCAGATTAAACAATCAATTGCCATTGAAACTTCAGCGAAAAATCAATTGGCCGAGGCGAACCGCCGGTTGTCGTATTCAACACGCCTCTTAAGTGGCACGGTCGCCGGTGCTCGTGGGGCATTATCTTTGCTGGGTGGTCCGCTTGGCGCAGCGGCACTGGCAGGTTCGGCGCTGTATGGATTATACAATCACACGGTGCAGACCAAAGAGGGATTACGGCAGTTAAAGGATCAAACAGTTGAAACTATTGCCGAGTTACAACGACTTTCTAAAATCAAGCTGGAGGTGGAGCTTGATAAAAATGATAGTGACATTAGCGATCTGAGTGGGGAGTTAGAAAGAGTTAATCGCCGACTGGAAAGGTACTCTGACCGAAGAATTGAACTGGCTAAAAAAGGATACTTTTTAGGCCCCGATCCTAAAGAATTGGAAAAAGAAAAGAGAGAGTTACTTAGCCGACAGGAGGACATATTAAAGGGATTAGAAAAGAAAACAGCGAGGGGTAAAAATATACGCTCAACCCTAGCGGCAGGCAAATTCGATGTTCCACCTCCACCCCCAATTACGCCCAAGCCCGAAGAGAGTAACAACAATCCGTGGACAGGCAGTGATGACGGCGAGGATAAAGGGAGCAAAAAGAAAAAAGGCAGCACTCAGATCCTGAATCAGTATCAGCAGTTACGTTTTGATATTGAACGGGCGCACACTACGAGTTTAGGCCGCATCCTGCTTAGCGAGCAGGAGACACAAAGAAAACTGGATGAAGTCGCTAAATCCGGCTTAGTCTCTCAGAGTGAAATTGAGCGCCTGAAAGCCCTCAATGCAGCAAACCACCAGAAACAGCGACAGGAACTGGCAGAACGCTACGCCCCGGCAAAAGCCCTTATCCGGCAAGAGCGGGACGCGAGCAAAGAGCTGAAAGCCCTGTATGCTGAACGGTTGTTGACTGAACAGGAATATTTTTTAGCCAGAAAAACCCTCCAACAAACCTCAGTGAAAGATCAGCTGGCAGAACAGGCCAGACAACTTGCTGCGCCCCGACTTGATATGGCGGGTGAGGTTGATCCCGTTACCCAATTGAAAAACCAGCTCACAGAACAAACGGCTCTTTATGAAGCGTATTATCGTAATAACCGCATCAGTAAAGAGCGTTATGAGCAATTGACTACGGCAGCAGGCACGCGTTCTAGAGATGCCCAGCTTGCGGCCGCCAAAGAACTGTACGGGGCGCAGGGGGATTTTCAGCGGATGCAAATCAATCTGTTAGATGTGGTTGAACAACGGACAAGTAATGCCCTGACCGGCATGTTAACCGGCAGTAAGTCGTTCTCTGAATCCATGCGGGAGCTGTCCGCCTCATTAGCCCAATCGATTATTCAGGACTTGGTGCGTATTGCGATGCAGGCACTGATCACCAAAGCCATCTCAGGCTTCTTCGGCGGGGGTGGTATGGCAAATATGGGCACCAATGCCTTAGCCTCAGCCGGGGACAATATGGGTTCGATTGGTTCCGGTACTACAATTACCCCCGATATCTGGAAAAGCCCGATCCCGAACGCAAAAGGCGGGGTTTATCAATCGACCAACTTAAGTCAGTACAGCGGGCAGATTGTCAGCAGTCCGACTTTATTTGCTTTTGCGAAAGGCGGTGGCGTGATGGGGGAAGCCGGTCCCGAAGCGATTTTACCGTTAAAGCGCGGTTCCGATGGTCGGTTGGGCGTAGAGGCTAGCGGTAGCACCAACAACCAAACCACCAATCATGTCAGCATCGTAATTCATTCTGATGGGAATCAGGAAGTGAAGGCAACCAGCGGCTTTGAATCGGCAGGACAGGATATTGCGAAGTTTATCGACCAGCGATTTAAGACCCTGTTACACAAGAGTCTCGGGCAGGGCGGTGAACTCAGTGTGGCGATTAAAGGAGGACGGCGATGATAAAGACGTTTGATTTTCCCGCTCGGGTCGGGGCGGCAGGGGAATTTGAACCGGTGGTGCGATCTGTTCAGTTCGGCGATGGGTACAAGCAAACCACCGGTGACGGCATCAATGCGCAGCGGGAAAGCTGGCCGCTGTCATTTGTGGGACCCTTGTCGGATATTCAGCCGATTATGGCTTTCTTACGTGAACATCAGGGCTGGCGTTCCTTTAAGTGGCGTAACCCGTTATCGGAGTTAGGGCTGTATCAGGCGGGGAAATTCAATATACAGGCACATGGGGCTTACTTCACGCTGTCCGTGATCTTTACCCGCACTTACCATCCGTAGAGAACATCATTATGACGATAAACACGACACTCCAGCAACTGGAGCCGGGGAGCAAAGTCTTATTGTTTGCCCTTGATGGTTCAGCGTTTGGCGGGCCAGAGCTGTACTTTCATAACCACCCGATAGCGTACACGCAGGCGGAGCTGGAAAGTTCAGACAATTTACCTGCTAAATCCCTCTGGTGGCAGGGCGTAGAATATAAGCCGTGGCCGGTTGAGGTTAAGGGGCTGGAAATTCAGAGTGATGGCAGTACCGCTTCTCCCGCGTTAAGGGTCGCCAATCTGGATGGCACCATCAGCGCCCTGTGTCTGGCTTACCATAATATGGCGCAGGCACGTATGACTATTCGCATGACCTTCACCCATTATCTGGATGCGCGCAACTTCCCCGAGGGTAACCCGGAGGCTGACCCGACACAGGAAAAAGTAGACGTTTTCTACATTGACAGTAAAACCCATGAAGATAATACCGAAGTCCATTTCGCTTTATCTTCTCCGGCAGATTTGCAGGGGATCCAGATCCCCACCCGTCAAATCCATAGCCTGTGTACATGGTGTATGCGTGGGCTGTATCGTAAATCCCCCTGTAATTACACCGGAACGCGCTATTTTGATGAAGAGGGCAATCCAACGGATGATCCGTCAAAGGATGTATGCGGTGGCCTGATGAATGATTGCAAACTGCGGTTCGGTGAAAATGCGCAATTGCCGTTTGGTGGCTTTCCCGGTTCCGCCTTGCTGAGACGTTAATCATTTGCTACAACTAGGGGGTATGATAACCAGTCTGATTAGGATAATGACATGAAATATCGCCTGCTTTTTGTTGTCGCTGCGTTGTTGTTTTCATCCTCATATGCTGCCGCTCAGGAAGGGTATTGGTATGAGGGTTGCCCGAAGTACTCAAAGAGAGGGTTAAATGAGGCGCTAGATGAATCGATAAGAACCCCTGTTGAGTCTGTCAGCGAGTTACAACAATATAGTAAAGGGGAGCTAGAAAACCAGCTCAAAAAAGAAGAGTGTGATATACGTAATCTCGCTGAACACAAAAAAGAAATTGAACAAAGATTACGGGAAATTGAAGCAATACAAAAATCGTAAAATTACTCGTCATTACTATCTTGAATGAAATAGCCCCTTTTGGGGCTTTTTTCGTTATGGAGCCTTTATGCGTCCTCATATTATCCAAGCCATCCTAGCACACGCGCAGGCCGACTACCCGAATGAATGCTGTGGGTTAGTCATTCAGAACAGCCGCAAACAACAGTATCTTCCCTGTCGCAATACAGCCTCAGTGCCAACAGAACAGTTCAGCCTCCACCCGGAAGATTACGCCGCCGCCGAAGATACCGGAACGATAGTGGCGATTGTCCACAGTCACCCGGATGCGACCACCCAGCCCAGTCAGTTAGACATTGCCCAGTGTGATCTGTCACAGCTCCCGTGGGTGATTGTCTCATGGCCGGAAGGGGATATCCGTACGCTAATGCCCTCGGCGGGTATCAAGCCTTTGCTGGAACGTCCGTTTGTCCACGGTATCTGGGATTGTTACGCCATTGTCCGTGACTGGTATCGGCTGGAGCGCAACATTGAATTACCGGATTTTGTCCGGACGGATGGCTGGTGGAACCGTGGCGAAAATCTCTATATGCAGCACTACGCCTCGGCGGGGTTTGTTGAGTGCAGCGGGGAATTACAGGTCGGGGATGTGATCATCATGCAGGTGCAGGCCCGTGAACCTAATCATGCCGGGGTGTATCTCGGTGACGGATTAATGCTGCACCATATGTACGGGCAACTCAGCAACCGTGTGTCTTACAGTGGCTACTGGCAGGAACGCACGGTGAAAATCGTCAGATATAAGGAGGAGTGATGGAAACGATACGCACAATACGCTTATACGGCACACTGGGTACGCAGTTCGGACGAGCGCATCGGCTGGCAGTCTCTTCACCGCAGGAGGCGATCCGGGCCTTGTCTGTGCTGATTGAGGGTTTTGAAAAATACCTCCTCACCGCCAGAGAGCGCGGACTCACTTTTGCTGTATTTATCGGTAAGCGCAATATCAGTCAGGATGAACTAGCCTTTTCCGGGGAAGGTGATATTCGGATTGTCCCGGTGATCATTGGCAGCAAGAAAGCAGGGGTATTACAAACCATCCTCGGGGCAGTCATGGTAGTGGCTGGTGTGTTCTTATGGGCGACACCGTTTGGTGCGCCGATGGTGATGTCCGGTGTGGGTATGATGCTGGGCGGCGTGGTGCAGATGTTGTCCCCGATGCCGGGCGGACTGGCGCGACGGGAAGACCCCGACAATAAACCCTCGTATGCGTTTGGTGGTCCGGTCAACTCCATCGCGCAGGGCAACCCCGTGCCGATTGGGTACGGCAAGCGCCGCATCGGAGGTGCCATTATCTCTGCGGGGATTTACGCCGAAGATCAACAATAACGCTTCACAGTGTTCAGTCAGGTCGCTCAGGCGGCTTTTTTTACGGGTGAAATATGGAACAGCATCAGATTCAGGGCAGTAAAGGCGGCAGTGACAGCCCCCGCACCCCGGTCGAATCGCCGGATTCGTTACAGTCAACCTCGTATGCCAAAATCTTACTGGCACTGGGGGAAGGGGAATTCGCCGGTGGACTGGATGGGACCAATATCTTTCTGGATAACACGCCCATTATCGGGCCGGACGGTAAATCTAACTTTGAGGGGGTGAAGTGGGAATTTCGCCACGGGACCCCACATCAGGACTATATCAAAGGGGTGCCAGCCGTTGAAAATGAGTTAACAGTGGGCACGGAGTTAGCTGAATCATGGGTGAGATCGGTCACCAATACCCAGTTATCCGCTGTGCGCATCCGCTTGTCATGGCCCCAGTTGCAGACGCAGAAAGAAAACGGGGATACCGTCGGTTACCGCATTGATTATGTGATTGAAGTTGCGACAGACGGCGGTGCTTATCAGGCAGTGCTGAGCACAGCCGCCGATGGCAAGACGACCACCAAATATGAACGTTCACACCGCATCGATTTACCCAAAGCGCATTCTGGCTGGCAGGTGCGTGTTCGTCGGTTAACGCCTAAGCAGAACAGTAACCGGATTGCTGATGCCATGATGGTCGAGGCCATTACAGAGGTTATCGATGCTAAGCTGAGTTACCCCGAAACCGCCTTGTTGCATGTTCAGTTTGATGCCAAACAGTTTCGCAATATCCCGCAGGTTTCCTGTGAGCCGAAGATGCGCGTTATTCGTGTGCCGGATAATTATAACCCTGAAGCCCGCAGTTACTCTGGCGTGTGGTCAGGACAATTCAAATGGGCA